GAAAACTTTACGTATTTTTCCTTAAATAGTTCTGAGTCCTGAGCTTCAAAAGAAGCCATAAATTCTTGTCTAAAGGAAAATGCTGACATTGATTTCTTTGCCGCATTGATTTCCTCTTCATCCAACAATGGATTATCATAGCTTGTAAAATGATATCCTTTAAATGATTCATCTTCAGACATACAAGCATATGTATATAACTCATAAAAGTGATTTCTACCCATCGGTGTTCCGATAAATAAAGCATCACCTTTTTGGTCCGCAAGTGCCGGACGTAATATCTGTTCCCATACTTCCGGTTTCATGTCGGCATACTCATCCATGACAAGAAACCTAAGACTAACCCCTCTCATCGTTTCGGGTCTGTCTGCTCCTTTGAGAGCTATGGTAGCACCGTTTACTAATTTTATTTGTAAGTTATTTACGTGGCTCGATGCAATAACGGAATGGCCTAACTCCATCAAGACTGACCACATAATATCTCTAGCCTGACCTTGGGTTGGTGCTACGTAGAACACATGACCCCTGTCTGCTTGGAGTCCTCTAATGATTAACATCCAAGCGGCTAACCTACTTTTGCCCGTTCGTCTACCTGCGGCAATAACTTTAAATCTTGTGGTATCGTTAAAGACTTCCTGTTGCCAAGGAAGTAACGATACGTTTAACTCAGTCAACTATACGTCCACATCACCGGAGCTACAGTATCAGAATCGCCATTACGAGTATCGACATGGACAAAGCTACGAGCAACTCCAATTCCTGAAAAACCCAATTCGATAGCCTTCTGGACCAATCGATACCTTTGTGTGCCATCCACGACTTTAATGTCCGCGGCATGTCCTTGTGAGTGTTGTCCTGCAATTTTTTTCTTAGCCTCTATTGGATGTGATGGTGAACGATAACCACTAGTTATAATAAACGGAAACCCGCAAGCTTCTCTTAGCTCATCGAGCTTCTCAATAAATTCATCTTTTATTTTATTTGTGCCGGTGTATTGACACACAAACTCTTCTCTTGTAAAATACTTAGCCATCTATTACATCTCCTTCTATCGGGTCAGGTTGGATGACAGTCTCTCCTACACCTGTAATGTTTATCTGTATGGCTGACCTACCTGCTCCTTTTACTACGTCTTTTTCAAAGACAGCAGTAGGTAATATTCTATCCATAACAAGCTTCCATGCGGCCGCTTGATTCTTATGTTCGTCATTTAGAGCCGCATCGAATATCGACTCTAATACTTTTCTCGACTTTGGGGAAGACAACATCCTCCCCTTGTATTCATTAATTATTGCGGCATCACCTTTGGGCCTACCGCGAGACAAACCAGTCTTGCCTCTTTCTCTAGAGACCATCTCTGTCTTCTTAGGACGACCTCTCTTTACTTTAGTATTCATAAGTATCTCTTAGTTATCTTTAGTTTATTATTTAATTATAATCTTAATAAACAAACTAAAGGCATTTAGTATTACTTTAGTATCTCTAAACTATACTTTTTATTATACCATATTTTTAGTCATTTGTCAACTATTAGTTTATAACTAAATATTATACTTGTGGTGTCCTTTAATTACTTGTTTACGTCATAAGGGCGGCTGTTAGATTTCACAGGTAAATCAATAGTTTACATAAGGGGCCGGAGGCTACTTTTTTTTCTAATTTAGCCTTTTTTGTATACCGGAGGGTACAGCCACAGCACAAAAAAACTTGCGACCCCCCCGGGGCCTCGAGTTATCCACAGGTTATCCACAGGTTATCCACAAAAATATCCACAGGCCAAAGTTATCCACAAGTTATCCACAAATTTATCCACAAGGCCCGAGGCTATCACAAAAGGATACTGAAATCAACAAGTGTGAGTGACCGAGGAGCACCCATTTGGTCACACTTAAGATTGATACTTACTTATATATATGTATACTCAAAGCTCAACCATACATATATAGAGGTAAGACAATGGAAGCAATGAAAAGAATAGAGGCCAATGGTTTATTCCATACGCCTAAGGACTGGGACGAGTTGAGCGCGAAGATCGAACAGCTCAACCCAGATGAGAAACAAATCGCGTGGCTCTTCTCTATGTTCACATGGAATCTAGCCGCGAAGATTACGAACGAGCCGGAGGATTTAACTGATGAATGAATATGTCATAGTCCCAGAAATAGTAAAGCAATTTGCGGACACTTACGAGCTCCCATATTCTGGGGGCTCTTACACTAACGAACAGAGCGAGAATGATGATGAGTAATTACGAAGACATATGCGAGGCCGCTGATGACACCCCAGATATTAGCGAGCTGATGGATTCGGTAGCGGCTGTAACTGTTACCGGTAGAGATTTAACAGATTACGTTAATGCACTAGAACGGTTTATAATTGATTATTCAAGTGCTACCCCGGAAGAACTAGCGGATTATATGCGGTATGAAATGCCGGACGAATTCCCCAAGTGGCCCAAGATACCGCTACCATATAACGACTACGAAACATAACCAATAATTAAAATTATGGCCCCGCTTGATGGCGGGGTTTTTTTTGTGCTAAAATAATAGATGGAGGTACTATTTATGATAAATCAAATCACATTAGCTGAGATCAACGGCTCAACATTGATCAATGATAAGGCCAAGAAATGGGCCCAGAATAATCTGGACTATCTCAATAAAAAGATGAAGCTGTTCGGAAGTAGTCAAAAGGTAGAAAAAGGCGCGGACAAATTCACTACATATATCTTATATCTTCAACCGGCTGATAAGGTGGCGATTAGTACACTTTGTTTATTCGCTGAAGCGGCCGGATGTAAAGAACCTTGCCTGATATCATCCGGACAGTTAGGGATGACAACCGGCCAAAATGCGGCAACAAAGCGAACTGTATTAATGTTATTACGGCCGGAATGGTTCGAGGCTCAGTTATTGTCAGAGATCGACAAGGCGGAACGTAAGGCCGCTATCGATGGAATCCCCGCGCTATTCCGATTAAATGGAACTAGTGATTTAAACTTTGATTACATCATTAAACAGCGGCCGCACTCTTTGTTTTATGATTATACCAAATTACTTTCCCGCGTTTCAAAGAACACATTAGACAACTACGATCTGACATTCTCAGGGTCTATGTACAGCACACAAAGCCGCGCGGCATTAATTAAGGCGGTACAGCGTAAGCATCGAATCGCGATCGCTTTCAATACTAAAGGAATCAGCCGCGACTCTCTGAGTGTTCCGGTGGGTTTCGCTAACTTTGATAATACAGACTTACGCCACCTAGACGGGCCAGTCATTGGAGCATTGAAGCGCAAGGGATCAAGCATTGCGGAACGTGACGCTGATAATCAAAAGTCTAGCTCATTCTTTGTAACTTCAGCGAATCTAAAAGAGTTTAAAAATATTATAGCCATTAGTTAAGGTTAAAAATAAAGCTTGACAAGTGAGAGGATTTCTGAGACAATAAAAGTAGGACAACAAAAAGGAAATAATTGTGAGTAATAACAACAACTTACCTAGACAGGTAACAGAAATTTTGGATTTAGTTTACAAGGTCGAGGATGCCGCGGAGTCAATGTGTTGCCATGGTGCGCGGTTACCTTGGCCTATTTTGCGGCAGTTAAACGAGCTCCGTATGAGCGCGACCGCTTTCATTGATAACATAGAAAAAACTCAGGAGGTTCAAGGATGACAAGGCGTTCAGAATTGTTGAGCGATTTATACACCACACTGGCACTACAGCCCCAGATGGTAACGATTGAAGAGACTGACCCAATGTGGGACCTTAAAGACATGCAAGATTTCGTGGGAGGGTTGATTGAACGGGTCTCGCTTTATAATGGGGATGATCTCATTATAAATGAGGAGGGTCTCTATTTAGATTTGCCGATGAATCTAAAAGCTACGCAGTTATTTTATGCGAGCATAGGTGAAGGTGATAAAAACGCGGGTCTAGATTTTGCCCGTAAAAACAAAATACCCCCAATACTGGGGGATGTATTACTTATAAAGGGAGGTTTGAGAGATGCCTAGGGAATTGTGTGATATTTGGGGTGATCAATATGAAGCAATGATTGACCCCTTCTGGGATGTTGCGGGAAAGTCTGAAGAGCTTGCGGAAGCTTACGAGTCACGCCATGAGTACGAGGAGGACATGGAACTCAAAAGAGCTGAAATGATAATCGATGCGGAGGACCGCCTTGCATGATCTCTGTAAGTAAAAACAGGAGATTGTCGCAGTTTCTAGTCTGGTTCGAGTACAACAAAACTAGTCAGTAAGTAACTGAGAAGCCCATTCTTACGAGTGGGTTTTCAATTATTTACTTTAATAAAAGGATATAACTATATGTTTACAAAGAGATTTGGGAAGAAGCATTTGACATTTGAGTTCAGAAATGGTACAGGACTTGACATTGAATTTGCTGATTCTCGACCTGTGTGGATTGTAGACACGCAGACAGGGGAGCTAAGTGCTATGGGTTTTAGAGGAGTGATTTTACTTTTGCCTCTAATTGTGATAACATTTGGCGAAGTTCATCAAGAAATGGAGGTAATATTTAGTGGGGAAAATTAAACAACTCTTAATCGATAACGAAGAGTTCAACAACGGAATCGAAGAGTTACGCCTTGAACCAGAGCAACGAGACACAATGGTTGACGAGATGGTTGAGCACGATTTACAATATTTAACAATCGATGCCGCTAGACAGCTAGCAAAGGACGCACTCAGAGATTCATACAACGCATACAGCGATTCACAAATAAGGTTCACGTACAATCGTGGCATAGGACAATATGAGCAGATGTAAAGCTTGTGATGTCATCCTGACTGACTTTGAGATGACGCGGAAAGAGAAGATCAACTGGTTCACAAAAAAGGAACACAGGCCAGATAAGTATCTTGATCTTTGCTTGAAGTGTCTCTCAATTTCAAACGAAGCTTTGCTCGAAGGTAGAAATAAAGTGGAACTCAGGAGTTATTCAGAAATCATGGAGCTATTAAATGACCAATGATGACTTTTCGGTCACACTTATTTTACTTTTGTCTGTATTATTATGTTATAATATACTTAAGTACTTTAGTTTGTTATTTAATTAATATACTAAAGAACTATAAACTAAACTAACTAAAGAGGTAAGATATGTCGGTAGATGTATTAGAAGGCAAAGTAGCCTTTCAAAATCTGGAAGACCATGAGTTTTATCAAGGACAATCAACTGGTAAATATTCTATTGTTTTGTCTTTAGATGAAAAAACATCCAATAAGTTATTAGATAAGGGTGTCAAGCTCAGAGAGTATGAAGGTGTTAAACAAAGAAAGTTTTCCACAAAGTATAAGGTTCCGGTCTTTAATAGTGACGGGACCCCGTTTTTGGGAGAGCTTGGTCGCGGTTCAAAGGTGAGAGTAATGTACACAGAGGGTAATGAACATCCTATACATGGTACTTCCACTTATTTGAACAAAGTGAAAGTCATTGAGTTAAATGAAATTGAATCGAATGGCGACTTTTGATGTCGGACGATGATTCAAAGTTTATCCAACACGAGCCATGCCCCAAGTGTGGCTCTAAGGATAATTTAGCTAGGTATTCAGACGGACACGCTCATTGTTTCACAGCCGAATGTGGCTACTATGAAAAAGGTAATGGTAATGTGGTCAGTCTGGAAAGATACAAACAAACGAGGTCTTTAGATATGACAGGAGTGGTTGCCGCGATTCCCGACAGACGCATCAGTCAAAGCATAGCTAATAAGTATGGCGTGACTGTAGAGTTTGGTAAAGAAGGACAAATCGTTAAACATCATTATCCTTACTATGATAAGGATTCAAAAAACATAATCGCATCTAAGGTTCGGATGTGTTCAAACAAAACTTTTTATTCTACAGGAGATTTTCATAATGTTGGGTTGTTCGGTCAACAGGCGTTCCAAGGTGGCGGTCAATACATTACGGTTACAGAGGGCGAGGTCTGTGCAATGGCTGTCAGCGAAATGTTCGATGGAAAGTACCCCGTTGTATCCATTAGAAGCGGAGCCGCGGGAGCAGTCAAAGACATTAAAGAAAACCTAGAATGGCTAGAATCATTTAAAAATGTAATCATTTGTTTTGATAGCGACAAAGCGGGACAGGATGCCGCGAAACGTGTGCTTGATCTGTTCAGTCCTAACAAAGCAAAGAATGTAGTGCTCCCTATCAAAGATGCGGGTGCTATGTTGGAACAAAACAAGGTCCAAGCGTTTGTTCGTGAGTGGTGGAACGCAAAGACCTATCAGCCTGATGGTATAGTGGCCGGTAAAGACACGTGGGACATGATTTTAGAGCGTTCCGATAGGGAGTCTATACCCTACCCTTGGGCTTGCTTAAACGAGCTTACATACGGTTTTAGGCCCCAAGAATTGGTGACGATAACATCCGGTTCCGGTATGGGTAAATCGCAAATTGTAAGAGAGCTTGAGTATTACTTGTTGAATCAAACCGAAGACAACATAGGCATACTCGCACTCGAAGAAGATATTACCAAGACTGCCCTTGGTATTATGTCCATTGAAGCTAATCGTTTACTTCATTTGGATAAAGAAATAAGTGAGGCAGATAAAAGAAAGTATTGGGAGAATACTCTAGGTAAGAATCGGGTGTATCTGTTTGACCATTGGGGTTCCACAAATGAGGATAACCTATTGGGTAGAATAAGATACATGGCAAAAGGTCTGGATTGTAAATGGATTATCCTTGACCACCTGAGTATTGTTGTGAGCGATCAAGATACTGGTGATGAACGAAAAGCTATTGATAGTATTATGACTAACTTGAGAAAGCTTGTTCAGGAAACTGGTGTTGGTTTATTTCTAGTTTCTCACTTGAAGAGACCAAACGGTTCAAAGGCTCACGAGGATGGCGGCAAGATAAGCTTAGGTGAACTCAGAGGTTCAGCGGCTATCGCTCAGTTGTCAGATATCGTGATTGGTTTGGAACGTGATCAACAACACAATGATCCCAAGATAAGAAACACGACTACGGTGAGGGTATTGAAGAATCGTTTTGTTGGCCTTACGGGACCGGCTTGTTACTTATATTATGATAAGGACACCGGACGTATGCACGAAACGAGTTGTCCGGTTGAAGACGAGAGCTTTTAATGAAGAAGTACGTCATCGACATAGAGGCAAACGGTCTCAGACCTGATACTGTATGGTGTATTTGTATCCATGATTTGGAGACAGATGAAGGAACATCTTGGGTAGATACAGCACTCAACGATTTTCCAAAGTGGGTTGAAGATAATAAACCTATAGAACTCATCGGTCACAATATTATTGGATATGACATACCAGTTTTAGAGAAACTATTAAAGGTTGATTTTTCTGACTGTAAAATAACGGATACCCTAGTAATGTCCAGACTTGAATCACCCTCAAGGGAAGGTGGACATTCGTTAGATAATTGGGGTGCATTATTAAACTATCCAAAGGGAGAACATGATGATTGGACAGTTTTTTCTTATGATATGCTATCGTATTGCATACGTGATACTAAACTTAATGTACAGGTGTACAAGGTGTTACTACACAAACTTAGAGGTTTTAGCTCTGAAAGCGTTGATCTTGAGCATCAGGTACAAAGCATTATTACAAAGCAAATTGATCGAGGATGGCTACTTGATCAGGGGAAAGCTTTAGAATTATTAGCCAAACTCAAGGAGAGAAAGAATGAACTGGAAGAGAGCGTTCAAAAAATATTTAAACCGTTACCGGTATTTGTTAAAACTATTGTACCGAAAATTAAAAAGGATGGTACAACATCGGTTGTTGGTTTAAAATTCTTAGGAGATCAATGGGAAACAGTCAGTGGTTCTTTTAGTAGACTAGACTATCCATTGTTCAATCTAGGGTCTCGTCAACAGATTGGTAAGTATTTACAGTATTTCGGGTGGAAGCCTGAGAAGTTTACTGAGACCGGTCATGCAGTAGTTGACGAAGTTGTGCTAAGTAAAGTCGAGGGAATACCCCAAGCTACACTTATTGGTGAGTACTTGATGATACAAAAG